TCGACTACAGGGGAGGGAAATGTCCCTTCCCTTAGTCAGGCGGCAAAGTTGTTTCTGACCAATCAGAAGGAAGTTCCGGCAGGATCTGAAATCATTGTAACCAGACAGGGAAAGCAGTTTACTTTTGCCCGTTCAGGTGAGCCGGGGCGGTTTGGTTGTCACCAGGAAATCAATCTGGAACTCCGAGAGAGGTGGTCATAACGGCAAGATGGGGAAAAACGGATTTTAAGCAGTTGGAAGAATTTCGGAAGAAAATCAATCAGGCAGCCAATGCCGATTTTGATGAATTTTGTGTTCAGACTTCAAAAGAACTTGCCAAAAGATTTCTTGCAAAGGTAAAAAAGAGAACGCCGGTCGGAATTTATCACGGAAAAGAACGGCGATACAAAATAATCAACAAACAAAAGGGAGTAAAAGCAGGAGATGTAATGAAAACCAAAAGCGGTAAGATTCGCTACGAAAAAGACCCATGGGGACGAACCGGGGGAACCTTGCGCCGCGGCTGGACAATAGGAAACATTACAAAAAAAGCAAACGGTTATGAAATCGAAATCATAAACCCAACCGAGTACGCAAGTTACGTGGAATTCGGACACCGACAAACGCCGGGAAGATATGTTCCTCAGATTGGAAAGCAACTGAAAAATACATGGGCTTCCGGAAAGTTTATGATGACCGTTACCGAACAGGAAATCCAAAATACAGCGCCGGGACTGATTGAAAAGAAGTTTGAGAAATTCTTGAGGGAGGTGATGAGCGGTGATAAATAAAATCGCAGCGAGTATTTCACAAGCGCTCAATCGGGAGTTTGGGGACGGATATTCCATTTATCAAAACAATGTATTGCAGGGATTAAGCGAACCCTGCTTTTTTATTGCCGTTCTGGAATCTTCCAAAGAACAGTATTTACAGAATCGCTTTCTTCAGCGCAGTTCGTTTGACGTGCACTATTTTCCAAAGGACGAAACCGACAACAGGGAAATGCAGGACACAGCCGAACGAATGCTTGCCTGTTTGGAATGGATTCTTCCCGAACAGCCAATCAGAGGCACGGATATCCGATGGCAGGTAAAAGATGGGGTTCTGCACTTTTTTGTAAACTACAATATCGTCAGAAACCGCATGACTTCAAAAGAATTTATGACGGAAATGGAAAAGACAATCACAACGGAGGGATAAAATGCAGGAAAAAGCAGATGTTTTTTTAAAAGAAGATTTGATGAAATCAAAGGCATATCGGCACAGGCAGGATTTGCTTGATGCGCTTTTGGAAGACGGCAAAGCGTACACCGTTCGGGAAGTACAAAATAAGATAGAACAATTTATGAAAGGCAAGGTGGAATAGATGGCTTTAGGCGGAGGAACATACACTTTTCAAAATAAAATCCTTCCGGGTTCTTATGTCAACTTTGTGTCGGCGGCAAGAGCATACGGCATTTCTCGGCGAGGAATTGCGGCTTTACCAGTGCAGCTTGATTGGGGCGTGGAAGATAAGGTATTTGAGGTAAGCGCAGAACAGTTCCGGAGGTATTCGTTAAAACTGTTTGGCTATCCGCTCACAGACGAGAGGATGAAAGGAATGCGGGACCTGTTCAGGCATTGTGAAAAAGCATATTTTTATCGCTTAAATAAAGGTGCAAAAGCAACCTGTCAATATGCCGACGCAAGGTACAGCGGCACAAAAGGAAACGATTTAAAGGTTGTAATAAAAAAAGATGCGGATTCGTCGATTCTCGCCTCTTCCGTGACCGGAACAGCGCTGACCGGCGAAGCAATTTTGGGCAGGTCGCAGGAAAAATACCGCGTGCAGACCCTGATGGGATTTCAGCTTGTGGACGAGCAAATTGTTACGGAAAAAGGCGAACTTGCCGACAATGACTATTTAGTTTGGAAAAAGGAAATGCCTTTGGAAGAAACGGCTTCCACACCGCTGACAGGAGGCACAAGCGGAGAGCCGGTCACCGGAACAGAATATCAGGCGGCTTTGGACGCGCTGGAAAGCTATCATTTTCAGGTGTTGGGATGCCTTGCAGCTACAGAAGAAGTCAAAAAACTGTTTGTGGCATATGTCAAACGAATGCGCGAACAGGTGGGCGTTAAGTTTGTGGTTGTCATGCACAAACAGGCAGACAGCAACTATGAGGGCGTAATCTCCGTAGAAAATGACACCAAAGACAGTGGCTGGTCGCCGTCTTCGGCGGTGTATTGGGTAACGGGGGCGCAGGCAGGATGTGCGGTCAATCAGGCGCTGACCAATACTGCTTATGACGGAGAATTTGAGCTGGACCTCAATTATACGCAGACACAGCTGGAAGAAGCCATGACCGGCGGACAGTTTATCTTTCACCGGGTGGATAATGATGTTCGAGTACTGGACGATATTAACACATTTACTGCATTTACGGAAGAAAAGCGGGAGGATTTCAAAAGAAATCAGGTGATTCGTGTACTTGACCAGATTGGTAATGATATTGCGGCGCTGTTTAACAACAAATATCTCGGAAAGATTCCGAACGATGCGGCAGGAAGGGTTAGCTTTTGGAGCGATGTTGTAACCCATCACAAGCAGCTGGAAGCCCTGCGGGCAATCGAGAACTTTGACAGTGAAAATGTGAAAGTTCAAAAAGGCGATAAGCCGACAGCAATCGTAGTTACAGATCATGTTACTCCGGTCAATGCGATGACACAGCTTTATATGACGGTAATTGTATCTTAGAGAAGGAGGAATATAAATGAAAAACTTGATGGAAGCAAGAGATTCGGTCAGCGGTTCGCTTGCGGAATGTTATGTTACACTGACAGGAAGAAGATATTGCCTGATGCAGCTCACTGAGTTTGAATCGAAGTGGGGAATTACCTTGACAGATGTTCCGATTTTGGGCAGAGTACAAAAAGGAAAAAAACCGACAGGAGCGGTGGGAACATGGACAGCGAAAGCGCATTACAACCAGTCGGTGCTCAGAGCATGGCTTTTGCATTATAAAAAGACGGGAATGATTGAACCGTTTGAAATTCAGGTCAGCAACGAAGACCCATCCTCCCGAGCAGGCAGACAGACCATTACTCATACAGGATGTTATCTGGATAATACGATTCTTGCAAAATTTACAACAGGCGATGAGATTTTGACAGAAGAGCTTTCCGGAACCTTTGATGACTGGGATATGCCGGAAACATTTACAGAATTGGAAGGAATGTAAAAAAAGACTTGATTTTTCCTTTGGTTTAGAATATAATCAAAATCAAGGGAGATGATGTTATGGCAAAAGCCCAAAACCAGGTAATTGCGGGAGATTATCAGGGCAAGATTGTTTGTTTGAATAGAGCAGGATTATACATTGCGCTGAACATTACAGGCAGTAAAATGGTGATGCTTGATAAATCTCAAGTTGAAAGTTATGAGCTGATTACATCGGAAACAAGCAAGAGCGCCTCCAGCGGAATTATGAGAGGCGCGGTAGGGGCTGCCTTCTTGGGACCTATCGGGCTTTTAGCCGGTGTTTCTGCTAAGAATGTCGGAATCAATACCGTTGCAATCAGATTTAAAGACGGAAAGAGAAGTCTGCTTGAAATTGATGAAGCAAAGTATAA